TTCTAATATTCGCAATCGCAACCGCGTGGTCATGCGCATGCTTTGCATTAGGCTATGTATCAGCATGGTCGCATTGGAGTTATTGAGATGGATCTCAAGCAAAAGCTTTTGGAAAAATACACGAACTCAAGTGGCATCAATTGCTATGAGCGCGGGAGTTCTGTTGAAATAGATTTTGAGTCTTTCGAATCCATCATCACCGCCTTTTGCGAGCAGCGGGAGGCGCTGGAGAATATTCGGAAACAAAAGCGGCTGCAGATAAAACGACACAAGCGATTGGGGTTAAATGGTTCCGGCGCAGTCGGGCTGGTAGCGGACAAAGCCCTCGCCGCATCGGATGAGAAATTGAAAGCGTTGGGGGTTGAGACATGAAACATCGAAAACAAAGGCCGGATGAAAAAACAATCCGACTTGCGCTGTTGAAAATTTCAGAATTAGGTTCTGGCATAAAACCCGAGATTGTCGATTGGGCGAATATTGGTAGGCACGCTGTTGTGATTGCCAAAGAAGCACTTAGAGAAAAGTGTATCGAGTGTGGCAAATGATCTTCCCATCAATCATGGCAGCGGCTGAGGCAGAGTTGGCGCGATTTCCCAAGCCTTCAGATAAATCACCGCGCGATCATAATTCATTTTATCTTGGCATCGAATGGCTGCTCGAACACCTCTTGAGCTTAAGTGAGAAGGAATTTGATGAGAGGGCCGTCAGACTTTCAAAGCCCAATCAAGGTTGCGCTTTTTGTTGGTCTGAGTCGTCATACGTCGAAGGCGCCCGCCACCAGCACGCTCTGATGTTCGCAAGACTCATGCAGGCGAGGGAATTATTAGAGCGCCAAAAGTCCGTGTCGACTCAAATGTGCAATGAGCGAAACGAAGCGCGCGAAGAGATTGCGCAGCTAAAGGGCTCACTGATTGATAGCGCGCCACCATACTATCGCTTGTGGGAAGCCGAACGCGCGAAAGTGAAAGAGCTTGAGGCGGAGGTTGAGCGGTTGAAAGATGATTGGTCAAAAAGCGACTGCGACAGACTCGCTCAGATGCAGACCTATACTGATTGGGCGCGTGATGCTGAAATAGAGCGCGACCAACTAAAAGCCAAAGTGGAGCGGTATGAGAAGGCTTTGAACATGATTAAATCCGAAGCTGTTGAAGCTGAAAAGAACGGCTGCAATCTGACACGCAAATGGATTTTCGAATTAATTCGCCAAGCGCTGGACGATGGAGGTGGGGGGTGATCGCCGACAAGCTTCGCAATTTTTTTGAGTTTGATCACGAGGCAACAGAAGCTCATGCGCGTGATTGCGGTTATACATCAGCAAATTGCTATGTAACGCCTCACTATAATGGCTCTAGATTCGAACACGCCCGCACCCGCGACGTTGTGAGCGCGATGATTGCGGTTTGCGGAGAGACGCAAGCGTTAGTTCAATACTATGCGATTGACGAAAGCGATTCAGAACGCAGTAGGGCAATTGTTAAAGCCCTCGCCAACCTGCAAGCCAAACTTGAGGAAAGGGGATGAAATGAGCTTCACATGCGGTAAGCACGGCTGGCGCCACATGCTCAAAGACTGTCCAAGCTGTCAGCAAACGACTGTATCAACTTCTGCGTCTTTATCCGACCAACCTCAAAAGCCCGACGGCGGCGAGTGCAAGCCTTCATGGGATTTTCAAAAGCAAACCGAGCCAAGGAAGATATTTGAGTCAAAAATGAATTTCCCACCCGAAGTAATAAAAAACACAATCGTCGACAAAGAACGCCTCGACTTCCTTTATTCGTTCGTTGTCAGCACGAAAGGGTTACCTGGCGACATAGCCGAAGTTGGCGTCTATAAAGGCGGCACGGCCTACTTGCTTCGCGAATATTGCGACGAGTATAAAATTGTTTATCTATTCGACACGTTTTCTGGCATGCCTTATTCGAGAGACGGCGTCGACACTCATAAGGTTGGTGATTTCAGAGACACGTCGATTGTCGACGTCGTAAATCTTTTTAAAGGTAAAGTAGTCAGCATCAACCCAGGAATTTTTCCGCGAGATACTGGTCATGTAATTGCCGCCGAAAATTTTAGTCTCGTCCATTTGGACTGCGACGTTTACGACAGTGTTTTTTTTAGCCTGACGTTTTTCTGGAAACGAATGGTTCCGGGTGGAATTATAGTTTTTGATGACTACAATGCGCCAACTTGTCCGGGCGCTAAAAAAGCTGTTGATGATTTTTTTAGAAACACCAGTTTTTATGTCCTTCCAACTGTTGGATCACAGGCTTATGTTCGAAAACCGTGATCCAAAGAATGAACCTGAAACAATGGTTTTGACCGCGCTATTTATTGGCTTAACAATTGCTTTTTTCATCATCCAAGTGATCAGGGGACTGAATGTCTGAATCGAATCAAGTCAAAGGTGTGTTGGAATTTTACGACGTCGTAAAGCAAATGATCGGCGACGATTACGAAAAAATCGTAGTTGGTCCGCCGGATTTTCGTCCCGGAACTGAGCTCGCGGTTGTTAAATACAATTTCGTGTTTGCGGGGGCTGGTATCGGGGATTTCATTTGTTACATGCCAGCCATGCTTTGGATTGCGAAACACTGCCCATGGATCAGGGGTCGCATTTGGGCGCCACAGTTTTTCTTAGAATTCGCTGAAAACTGTATGCGTGAATTTCCGCTTTGGAAGTGTTTGCCGACTGAAAAAATCAATGAGCTTGTCGAGCCAAGGACTGTGTTTCGCGGGCCAGGTCTTGCCGTTGGCGGGCGCAATACGCACAACCAATTGCTTAACGGAACCGGTGCTCACCTGGTTGACGTAGGCTTTGCGTACTTTTTAAATCAAACCCCGCCACCCGAAGGCGGAGACTTTTATCCGACACTTGATTTTTCTCATGTGCCAGGAAACCCGCTATTCGTTCACGAAGGTAAGCCAATCGACAATTACGTCGTATTCACGACCGGGGGCGTGACGCCTGTTCGAACGGTGCCTGGCGAATATTGGAACCCAATCATTGCTTATGTGAAGGATCTTGGGCTTACACCAGTGTTTTTGGGCAAAAAAGAAATTCCTGGTGGCGTGACCGTTCAATTTCCTGATGGCTGTAATTACAGCGAAGGTGTGGATATGCGAGATCAAACCACGCTTATGGAAGCGGCTTATATTATGAAACACGCCAAAGCTGTGCTCGGGTTTGACAATGGACTCATTCATTTGGCTTCGTGTACGGATGCGAACATCATTGCGGCCTACAACATCGTTCACCCAAAAGAGCGTAGGCCAAGACGTTGGAAGGGTTTGTGGCGAGAAATCTTTTTGACGAAGAGCGAGCTTCAGTGCGCGAATTGCCAAACTAACATGAAATCTTTGCCGCTTCATTCATTCAAATTTTGCCTCTACGGAGAAGAAATTCCGACCTGCACAAAAATGATTTTCGAGAACAAGGCTGAGCGATGGATCACTGAAATTCACAGCGTTCTTGTCGAATCGGGATATCTGCCTTTTTGAACGGATTTGACATCAGGCGTAAATTGATATTGATTATCAATTAGGAGGCTTGAATGAAAACAGATCAGGTTTTATGCAAAATTGACCAAGAGATTATTTTCGGCCGCCAAGTGAAACTCGAAGCAGCCGAAGCGAAACTCGTTCGCGACCGAATGGAGAATCTTGAAATGCTCGTCGGTCACCTTTTGATGACCGTAAGACTTGCTGGAATTTCTGTGGAATTGCCACCCGTTAAAACGGCAATTTAATCCTGTTCTGCTGTGAGCTCGAGCTCCACCGTGTAGCCATCGAGCTTGCCATTTAAATGAACAAACAAGATCTCAAAGTAATGGCCCGAGAGATCAAGGCCTGCTGTTCCGCTGAGACTATCCTCCCCGTTTACATAAACGACGTTTACGAGGTTGTTCTCTTGAACTTCAAGAGTTACGCCACCCACCGACAATTTCATTCCAGGCTTGATGCTAGAACTCAATAGAAGGCTTGGATTAATGAGTTTGAATTCCTTCATCGCTGAAATCGTTTTGTTAAAAAAACCGATGCCAGCGACCACGGTTTCAGACAAATCAACAATTCCTGATTTTTCATCGGCCGTGATGATCACTTGTCCTGATTGAATAAGTCCGTGCGGTACGACTTTTAAGGTTTGTTTGATCATGTCTTGCCCCCTGGTTGCGTGACTTGGATTGGTTGTGCGTTTTTAAGAGCGTCGATTTCTTTATCGATCTCTTGATTTTGAAGAGCTGAAGAAGTTGTGTCGGCAACCGATTGAGCGCCATCGTTATTATGGTCGGTAATGGCGTTATTAACGGCCGTGTTTTGATCAGTTTGTGCCTGCTTTTTAGCCTGAAAGTATCCGATGATGGAATTGATCCAGCCAGCTACAACGGAAAAAATCGCGGCGATTGAACTTAAATCCATCATTTTCCTCCATTGGTCATAAGTGGTTCGGTGTACGGAATGACGTGAAGTTTAAGTCTAGCGTAAGGCGGCTTCACGGCGTAAAAGATCGCGTAACATTCTTTTGCAGGCATGATGTATTCAAAAAGCTCATTGTTGTTGTCGATGAATTTTCCAGAACACTGATCCGGGATTTGATAAGTACTGCCATCGCTTGCGGCAGGGTTTTGAATTGGGCCCGCTAAACGCATTGGCTCATCAAATCGCACGCGCTCAATAAGACCTGTTTTTGTATGGCATTGAAGTGTGCCGACTGCGCTTCCAGGACCGCCGTCAGATCCATTACAAATATTTTCAGCTACATGTTGATACTTTGGATTTTTAAAATCGATGACGAAACATTGAACGGGTGGCGCACCAACCGTCGATGAATAAGCGCAAGTCCTCAAAGGACAATCGCCGGTGTCTTCGATTGTCGAAGCTTGAATGTAGTTAAACTTCCACTGCTTCTCAGTCGGAAACCAGCCTTGAGTGATCACCTTTTCATGTTTTTCGAATCGGTGGCAAGTTTGGTTGATCACATACGGAATATCATCAGTACTGCTAATTACGAGTTGGTGAGATGGGGCCGCGCTTCCGATCGCATGACCAACAAAAGGTTGGCCGTCGAGCTGGCCGGACAGAGTTAGCTCGTAAACTTTCGTATCAGTAGTGGCTTGAGAAGAGTTTGTCGAAGCACAGCCGACAAGACCCAAAATGAAATAACAAATCGCTGCCGTGACAAAAATCAGCATAAACCAATTCATGTCGTCGATACGTTTTTTTGGATCGCGAGCTGACTTCATCAAGATGTCCTTTTAAAACCGGGGATTTTTAAGTCCCCGGTCGACTCGAACTACTTAGAAGAGGTGACTTGAAATGCGCTGATCATTGGGGTCAACACGTTGTCACCCAAGAATTGCAAGATCTTGCCAACGCCAACAACTGCGTATTGAACAGGAATGAGAACCGAAAGTGGGTTAACACTTGGAAATAATCGAAGGACTACTTCCAAAACGCCAACACCGCTTGCGACCATTCCAACATTCGATGTCAGCCACGCGAGCGTGCTATCGAAGTAAGTTGGTGCAGCAATTACGGCCGCTTGCGCGAACGCCTCACTCACGAAAATCATCGCGAGCATTGAGAATACGAACATAAATAGACCACGCATAAAATCCCCCCTATGCGAGTTTTAGTTACGGTTGCGGTTGAACAGGCTGGTTAAGTAGCGCCTGAATTCCAGCAATAATTTTTGTTTTAGCATCATCATCAGCCTGTAAGGCCGACACCTGCTGAGTCAAGCTGTCAATTGTCGCTTGATCAGCTTGGAGCTGAGATGCTTTTGCTGCGTCGATATCTGCTTGAGTAAACGAGCCAGCGGCTTGTTGATCGGCAATTCCGCCATCGTATGCGGCCGAAAGGCCTGCTTCCAGAGCGGCATCTTGTTGATCGATAATTTGTTTTTTTGCGGCGGCGACTACGTCTTGTTTCATTTGGATCTCCCTGGTTGATAAAACCATGTTGTTATCGTTTTTAAAAAATTACTAGTCTGGCTAGCCTACTATGTTTCAAACCAAACAACTTCGCAATTAATTGCGTCGTTTGCATTACTGACTTGTCCAGTTAAAAGCATCGATTTACCTGGATCAATAATTTGCATCACCGATGATGTTTCAGGATTAAAGGCCGTGGTCGCAAGCATCGCAACAAACGTTCCTGAATTCGCTATCGTTGGCGCTGAATAACAATTCATTGTCGATAAAAACGAAGACCCATTTCGCAAATTAACCGGCGTTTGGACAGTTCCGTTGCTTGTAATGGTTGGATTATAATAAATTCTAAACTGAGCGTTATGATTTGACGTCAATGCCGACATTTTTTTCGTGAAAATAAACATCGATTTTTTGTTTGTCGATGGATTAATCAATAACAAAAGTGGCGTTTCGGTTGTGGCTGAATTCGTGGCGTCTAGGCCGACGATATAAGTATCACCCAAATAAGTTTGCCGGCCAAAAACGTCTTGCGCCGCCATTTCTGGAACTTGAAAATGATTAATCGGCCCCGTCGTCATTTATTATTTTGCTCCAATTAGTGTTAGAAGTCGTCTTGCGCGATTAACCCAGCCTTTAAGAAATTTCGCCTGAGTCGAATTGTTTGCGACAATTGCGCGAAAACCAGCTTCAACGCGCGAAGAAAAGTCCCTTAGAAAAACTGATGGATCCATCGCGTTTAACGCCGCCAATGTCAAATGGCCCATGTGTCTATCGACCGCAAGATGGTTTCCATGGTCATTACAAATTAACTGAATTTGCTTTGGAGGGTAACCAATTCCTCGAACAACACCAATGTCAAAAATTGCGCACGAAACATTTGCTGCGTTTACCGAATCTAATTCCAAAGGCTTCCAGTACCAAAAATAATAAATCTGGTTTGCTTCTTCTTCTGGCATGTCGCGAACTTCTTGTTTCGAAACCGAATAACCGCGCCAGCGAGATAGTTCGCTTATGATAATTCCAAAACCCGACGTTGCGCCGCCAGAATCACCCGCTACATCTGAATACCCGCCTTCATTAACGAAGGTGTATTTGAGCGCTTTTTTCAAAGCGTCGGGAATTATAACGTTTGGTAAAATTTTAGGACCGCGTTGAATTTCAGCTTTTTTCATTTATCCCCCTTGGCCCAAATTTCATTCGACTTATTTTTTGTATTCAACCCAAATCGCCAAAAGACCCATCGCGCCACCAGCAATTGATGACACGGCTAAATAAATACCGAATGAGATCCATTTCCAGGATGTTACGTCATCAATCTTTTGAAGAAGCGCTTGATGATTTTGATTCATGACTCCCTTAATCTCGGTAAGGTCTTTTTCTGTTCTCACAATAAAGTAATCAAATTTATCGTGCATTTAATTACCACCGAAATACATAAGCATAAGATAACCGCCGCCGCCGTTGCCACCGGTGCCGCCGCCGCCGCCTCCGGCTCCATAACCGGTACCAGCAGATCCATTACCACCTGACGATCCTCCAGCGCCACCGGCGCCTCCAAAACCACCGCCGCCGCCGCCTCCGCCAGCGGAACCACTTACACCAGTTCCTCCAGCACCGCCTGCAAACGATTGGTTTGATTGACCAGCAGATCCGTTCGTAACACTACCGTTTCCACCGGCCGGCCCTACGCCAGATGAACCACCGATTCCTCCATTTAATCCATTCGGAGGATTACCACCGGCTCCGCCTAAAAAGTTTGTTGTTCCAAACGAAGTAGTTCCACCAGTTCCGCCAACGTTTCCGCTTCCGCTCGCAGATCCGCCGGAACCTCCGGCTCCTATAACGATTGGTATAATTGCTCCGGGTGTTACCGAAACAAGACGATAAGATATTCTAACTCCCTCGCCCCCGCCGGCGCTTACGCCCCCGCTTACGCCTCCGCCGCCGCCGCCGCCGCCTCCAACTCCGGCGATCAGTATTTTTGTGACACCAGATGGAACGGTAAAAGTGGTTGAACCAGGTGTTGGGAATTCTTGAAAATTTATTTTTTGTTTAAGTAGAAAATTAATGTCTCCAGCCATGTTTTGCGCCAAAGCTTCTGAAACTGGCGCTCTAAATTTAACCGCTTCAAGTTGCACAGGGCTGTTATCATCAGGTGCGTCACTCATATATCCCCCTTAAACGAATCGATATGGTCTACCGGAACCGACACTCACATTGAAGTCTGCAAAACCGATTAATTCAACTGACATTGTATTGTCAGGAGTAAATCCAAGCGACGAATCAACTGTAATCGTTGTTCCGGTAATATTTAGGATCGTAACTTCGGGACTTAAGTTTGTGTACGATTTGTCATGAATCAAGATAATTTGACCGACCTGAATTTTCGAAATGTCGCCAGAGCCAACATCAAATTGCGTCGTGGATGTGCCACTTACTACAGGCACGGTTGGGTCCCAAAAAGAGTGAACAATTTTAGAAAGCGATTGATCTGTGTAATCAGTGCTTGTTGAATATGGAGCGATATCCAGAATATCGTTTTCTTGTGGCGTAAAACTAAGGGCTGGACTCAAAATTAACGCGAAATTATCGGACGGATCAAATCCAACGAAAGTCACGACCTGCGACCTGGTTGTATAGTCTGGCGAATGAACCCAAACTTTTAAACCGACATAGTCCTCCCATTTTCGATACTCTTGGCCAGGAAAAACCTCACCAAAAGACCCTTTGATTACGATTCGAGCTGCCGTGGAGTCAGGAGTTAAGAGACTTGAAGGCGAAATAGTCGCATATCGATCCGTGACTTGCGCACCGGTTCCGCCCTCAAGTTGAAGCTGAATTTGACCGGACTTAATATCAAGCGAGCGGTTGATAACTTCAAAAAGTTGAATGCCAATGTTTCTATTTCCGGTTGCGAGATTTGGAATTTGTAAGTTTCCGCTATCGTCTAAAATTACGATGTCGCCAACTTCGATCACAACACCTGCGCCAAAATTTACTTTCAAATCGATAAGAACCGCGGCTCTTGCATATCTACCGAATAAAAACTGTTCGCGTTTTTGAACGATATTTAAGAAATTCAAATCCGTATGAGCGCCCTGCGAATCAATCGGCAAGATAGAGGAAACTCCAATCAGATCGAGTGAGTCGGTATTAATCGTGTTTCTTTGAGACAACGCTGATTGCGAATCGTCGTAATCGAAAGTCCAATCTATTTCGTTAAAGAATTTACGAATATTTAAACCGCGCGTAACTGTGATGTTTTGTGGCTCTAAAATATTTGATTCATCAAGAGTCGTAGTACGCTCGTCAGCAATCGGTGGTTTCGTGTAGCCCATCGAAAGTTTCCCTTGGCGAGTAAGCGAGTATGCGCCAAGTGGAAGCATAATTTGATTTTCAATGAACGTCTTTCCCGAATCGGCAGCATCAGCCGATAAGAAAAAGCGATATGAATTTGTACCGTCTTCGAGATAAGTATTTCGATAATAAATAAAACCAAGAATATCGACTTCCCAATTCGGAAGCCTTGACCCACACGTATCTGGCAAAGTGTCGTACTGAGATCTAGCTGTAAATGTGGCCGTGCTGTTAATTTCAGCGACAAAAGTCTTGTCCGTTAAAACAAATAAATTTTGTTCATCAAAAGAATTATCGAAACCAATTACTTTGCAAACACCGTTGTTTGCTGGATCGGATGCGCCCGTGACGTTTAAAAAATCGCCCGGCGTTAATCCTAAATCCCTTACCGCATCCGTATTGTGCGGCAAAATAATGGCGTTTGAAATATTTGGCTTTGTCGGGTCACCGGTCAGTCTAAATCCAGTGATCGGCGAGGCTGATAGATATGGCCCATTCCATCCAGAAAGCATGATTTTTAAAGCGAGATCAATGGCATGACCCGAAAGCTCAATGAAGCCATCGACCTGGCTCTGATCAGCGTGCGCAGCGGCGGTTGTTCCTCTGGCGCCGCGGGAGACGTTTAAAAATTGATCTGTTCCAAACCCAGAAGCCTCTTCTCCGGTTTGTTGGTATTCGATAAATTCATCTTCGATTTTAATATAGCATTTAATGTTTTGATCGTACGTTCCGTCTGGGCCCAAAATTTTTTTTGAAAAATCAGTATTTAAAGTAACGTTGATTGTTGTATCGGTATCAGTAATCGCGCCAAACAAAGTCGTTTGACCAAGATTAAAAATTTGCTGGCGGCGAACGATGTTTGGATCTGAAAATTGTAATTGCACGGTTCCAATTTTTGGCACTGTTTGCGAAACCCGACCTCGCCATACGCAATAATATTGCTGCGGAAAAGCTGTTTGAGCGTAACCAATCCAAACTTTTACTTGGCGCCCAAGAATTTCATCGATTAAAACACCAGGACTAATCGCCTTAGTCATGTATTGGTCTTTGTCGATGAAACTCATTTGAAGCGTCGAAATACTTGCGCGACCTTGTTCTGGCTCGAGAGTTTGCGAAATTGTAACGGAGCTTCCGTTTAGGTCTAAAAGCATTTGTTGGCCACGATCGCCTGGCACCGAGCCTTGCAAGATAAGTCCGCCATAAACAAGACCAGGATCTCCGTAGTTATATGGATCTCCGTAGCGAAGCGATCGGCCGATCGGAGTTGAGGTGAGATAATCGAGACCATCGATGTCAACCACAACGGCAAGCTGTTTCGATCCATAACCGTTGTAGTTAAGAAATTGTGATGGAGGCGTCGATAAACTACTCACGTTTAAATCCTTAACCTACCTTGGTCCCATACAAATAATATTGAACAAACAGTCCGCCGCAGATCCAGTAGTGCTATAAGAATCTATTTCAGTTCCTGTGGACATAATATTTGACATAGTGCCAAGACGAATTTGACCACACCCAGAACCAATTAATGAAATCGTGCAAACAGGAGAGGATGACCATGTCCCGGCATTGGCAGTAATTGAATATACTCCGGTGGCCGATCTCGTCACTGACGAAATCCAAGACGAGCTTTGATTATATATCGTACAAGGTGTGGAGCTACACGATGAACCGATTGTGCTTCCAGCAATTGCCGCTCGCTCAATCCTCTCCACTCCGCTCGTATTCGAAGTTACCGAGCCGATGAGAAGTGGCGCAGGCAATCCTTGCCCTGTCGCGACGATTGACCACTCAATCGAATGAACCGTTGGCGCCGCAGTATTGCCGCCGATTTGTTCGGTTCCGGCGCCACTCAAGCCACCCTGTATTTTAAGAGTGGTAGAAGTCAAACTTGAGACAATATAAGGCGAGCACAATAACTGCGCGTTTGATCCAGTAACTGTAGTCGTGCCTTGAGCTAAAACTATAGTACCATCAGTCAACTGAACGCGACCGCTATTTGCCGAAGCGGCAAATGATACGTTGGCGCAAACAAAGTAAGTTCCAAGTTTCGACGGCGTCCATACGATGCCTGGAATATTATTTCCGGCGGAAGTAGCTGAGGCGACGGTGCCAAAGTTTGTGTTTGTTTTTTGAGTAAATGTGCAAGTCGAGTCGCCAGCAAAGTCGACGTATGAGCCCGTTGTTGTCGTAGACCACAAACAATCTGAGTCATGAATTCCAGACCAACTCTGCGGAGTGGTATCTGCGCGAACGGCGCTATTTGCGGCCCATCCTAAAATTGGTACCGAAAATTGCTGCCATGAACTTTTTGAACTTGTTAAAAATACCGTTGATCCGGTTTGTGCAACTATAGGGGAAAACGCGACACCGGTTCCATCAATTGAAAAATTAATTGTATTTTGCCCCTGAGTACAAAGCGCGATAAATCCTTTATTTGAACCAGTCGCCGTACTATCTTGTTCACCACGACCGCAGGCATGAATGGTTGTCACCCCGCCACCAATGCTTAGTCCCGTTGGCAAGGTCATTGTTGCCGTCGTACCAGTAGGAGTACCGTTTGTGAAATTGCCTCGAATTTCTAGATTGGCTCCAACCCGCCTCCACTCCATATTAATTGAGGTCACAGTTCCTACGCCTACAAAAGTAGGCGTATATACAACCCAATCGGTAATTGGATTTACGCTCGACAAATTAAAATTTTGTCCGATGTAACAATCATCAATCGAAATTAAAGGCTCATTCGAAGCGACTGAAGTAAATCGAATTGCTGTAGTTGTAGCACTAGATCCAAATGGAGCTGCAATTTCTACGTACTTGGGTGTAGTTCCGGGATTAATTGCGATTGCATTCGAAAACGTTGTTCCATCCCATGTACCCATAGTCGTCGTTGCGCCGCTTAAATTCATCACCTTACATCGCCATAAACCATTTGTGCCGGCATAACCGTTTGGAATTGTGATTGACGAAGAAGTTAACGTTTGGCCTGATGCCGATGAGTCCCAAGTCGCGTTGGCATTTCCTATGCCCATAAAATTGGTGCCGCTTGAAACTACAGCTAGTGTTCCGCCCGACGAAGTCCATTTTCCAGTCGCATTTTCAAATCCAGGGTTGTTTTCTTTTAATAAATTTTTAAAAACAATTTCGGCACGATCTGGTTCTGTAAACGCCGCTCTTACATGAGGGGCAAGAACAATCAGTCCGGTAAACAAAAATAAGTTAAAAATATTTTTCATAAACTTCCCACCCTAGTTAAACGTAATTTCAGAGCCGTATACCAAGCAAGAAACATCCGATGTTGACGTATCGACAGCTCTAGTTAATTCGACGATCAAATAATTATTTTGAGCCACCGAAATGCTATTAATCGTTCCGGTCGAACTCGTTAAATCAAACGTAATGTTTTGCGGAATATTGACAGTCCCGGCACCGGTTGTGATCGCGCCATTTGTTGAAGTTCTAAAATTAGTTTGAAGACTTGCGACGTCAGTTCCTGGACGAATTAGATAGGCGATCGTTTGAATTAAGAAATTATTTCCAGAATTGTCGGCTGAATAACAAGGCATGATTAATTTGATTTGTTTTCCAGCTACATAAGTATTTGGTATTTTTACTTGAGCCGTTAAAATTTGAAACTGACTGGCGCCATAATTATAAACTCGAATTAAGTTATCAATAATTGGAATTGGAGAATTAAACCCTTCAATCCACTGAAGCGAGCCCCCGCCTCCGCCGCCGGTTGCTACAGCCCAACTTGCGTTAGATCCATCGGTCGTTAAAACCTGACCAGCGCTTCCCGTTTGAGTTGGAAGTAAAGCGTTAAGAGCACCGTTTGCCGTGATCTGTCCAGTTCCGCCACCCGCGATCGGCAAAACCTGAAAAGATGGATCGGTCGATGGACCGTTTGAAACGAGTGGATAAAAGGGCGAAACTGGTGAAGTTGACCCCATTGCTGAAGTACTTTGTCCTAGTAAAACGCTATGGATTGGAAGCGTAGTTAAGCCGGTTCCCCCTCCACCAACGGGCAGCGTTTGAAATGATGGATTAGATCCAGATCCGTTTGAAACCAAAGCGGCTGGCGCGCTTCCCGGTGTCGCATAAGCAACCGTCGTTGTTCCGTTACCTAAAAGAACTGCGAAATTAGTTAACGAGTTTGTTCCAGTTCCACCGCGGGAAACCGACAAAATACCAGTCGTTCCATTCGTGATTGAAATTTGTGGCGCATCGCCAGCAGCCCCCGTATGCGTATGCCCAAGCGTCGCGTTAAATTTTGCCGTTATGTCATCGATTCGGACCTTCAAATTGTCCGAACTTGTGCCCACATCGTTATTCGTCCAAACGGGCAGATAATTGTAAACCTGATTGATCGGCTTTCCCGTAAAACTTGAAAGCGAGTTAAATTCTCTCTGGATGTTAACGATGGATGGACCAGAAGTTGGATCTGAGCCATTTAAAGTCAGCTGGTTTAAAGCTGTATCATCAAGATTCTTAAAAAGAAAAGCCGCGTTCGTATTGGCCGCGTTAACAGGAGTTCCATCAGTAACTTGTGCAAAGCTGAGTGGAAGCGTAGTGCTCCAGAGTAGAAAAAGGAGAATACTTGCGGTCACCCGTGATCGCACTACACCCCCACTCAATAAAATTTTCCCCATAATGCCCCCCAAAAAATTCTCCCTTATGTCGGGATGACCCTAAACGTTAAAGCGCCGCTCGTATAAAGAAACGGACGATCGGGCACGAGTTCTTTCATCGACATCGCAAGCCCTTGTCCGTCATCATTTGTTTTTTCCAAAGTAACCGACCAAACCGAGTTTGGTGAACTTACCTCTGGCGTAAAATCAAAAGGCTTTTGCTGAATCAGCCAGCTAATAAGTGGTGGCCAATAAACTAAAACCTTTGCTTCGGCTTCATTTTCAAATTCAACTTCTAAAAACTGATTGATCGACCATGTGATGGCTTCTTTAATTCCGCGAGAAGAAATATTGACGGCGCCTATATTCTTTAGCGTTGAAACGGGTGGCTTATAGTTTTTGCCATACCAATCTGGCTGAAGCGCTGTACCCGATGTCGAAACTGATGTGTAGCTCGTCGATCCTGTTCGATCGGTGTGGCCAAAGCCGATTAAATCTCTCATTGAAGCGGAAGCGGTCGCGCCACTTGAAAAAAGAATCGAAAGAAATGTTCCGCTCGTTGCGATCGTTACGCGGTTTTGAGTTCCACTCGAAATACTTCGATCGGCCGTCACGGTGTATGTGTTTGAAGGATCGGTCAGGTTCATCGCTTTTGCGATTGCAACTATTAGACTTGTCAGCGAATAAAATCCAACCGGGACGGAAGCCGTTAATTCAGGGCCGCCCGATACGGCCTTAAAAGGAATATTTTGATTGGTGATTGTGACTTCAAAGCCATACAGAAAAAGTGATTTTGCTCGCAAAGCCATTATGGTTGTCCAATCTGTTTAAGCTGGAAATCTGTTTGATCGCCTGCTTGTCGGATGATGTCCATAAGCCTAGTTCGGGTCTGATCCGTTTCAAAGTAAGAACCTTGGATGTTAATCGACACGGTCTTCTTCGCGGCTTGCGTCGCGGCGGTCGTCGAGGCGCTTGAATCAACACTCGAAGACGATGCGTCGCTAGCGCTACTGGCGGAGCTGACGCCACCAGCTGACGGACCACTTGATGAACCGCTGCCCATACTTTTTAAAGCTGCGCCGAGCGCGATCAATGCACCACCCGCTGCAATTGCAACCGGGTTGGGTGGCCAAAGGCCCATCAAAAGCATGATCTCACCTTGTTGCTCTGCGATATCGCCGATCGCACCGAAGAAAAATCCCCTCAATGCATCAGCGGCATTTTTGGATCCATTTCCCAATGCCTCAAAAGCACTCGTCGCATTCGATCCAATCGTGTGAAAAGCATTGGTTCCGAATTTCGCCATGTTATTAAAATTCTGCTTGGCCTGTTCGCTCTCGTATTTAAATGACGCGGTAATGCCTTTGACTGAGTTCTCGTTTGCGAGCTGCAGATTCTTAAGAGCATTCAATCGCTCTTGATTAATTTTTCGTTCGTTCTCAATGATCTGATTATTCGCGCGCTGATATATATCGACTCGAGCCTTCTCAAGCTGTGTTTCGCTAGTCAGCCCAAGGTCTATCATCTGCTTTTTCGTTTTAGCCCACTGAGCGTCAGCCTGAGCCATGATAGCCGTCGACTGCTGGTGAACCATCATTTCAGCGGTATCGGCGTTTGTTTCGGCCTTCAAATCGGAATCAACGCGAGCCTTATGGATTTTTGAAATCTCTTCTTCAAACTTTTGTCGATCTTTTAAAAGCTTTTCGGTATCAATTCCGCCACCCGTTTTTTGCTGAGCGGCCGATTGTTGCTCGAGTTGAATTTTCTTTTGAGTTTCTTCGTTTGAAACTTTAAGTTGTGCGTTAACTTTTTCAAGTTCCGCTCGCGCGTTCGCGAGCACCGTCGCCGAGCCAAAAAGGCCAGGATGAGCTTCGTTATTAGCGATAATAGCTTCAAGATCCGCTTTGTGTTGTTCTAAAAGCGCATGATTGGCTTCAAGTTGTTGTGCAGAAGTTCCAAACCAAGCCTTCGCGTGATTCGCGAGACTTTCAAAAAGACCTGCGACTTCAGAAATTCCTCGTTTAACGGCCGGCCCGAAAACAACATCCCAAACGTGAAGCGCAACCTCGCCGATGTCTTTCATCGCGTTTCCGATTCGCGTTAACCCGTTTGTTGCCTGAAGAGAATTCTCATCGATGTTTTTAAATTTTTCTTGGCCAGCCTCAAGCGCCGCGTTCATGACGGCGAGACGCTTACCGTTATCATCTAAATAGTCGCGAGAAACGCCCAAAGACTTCGCATAATCGTCTTGCGCTTTGGTTGCGTTAACGACGAGACCGTAATGCCTAAGCATCCTAGTGTTGCCGTTTTGAAGAGCCATGGAAAGATTATTAAAGTTTTCAACGATCGTTCCGCCAAAAACTTGGGTTGCTTTTCTAGCAAGCTCCATAATTTCTGGAATTCGACTCGCATTATCGCCCATCATGACGATCGCTTTATTGGCAGCCTCTAAAAGATCGGTGTCATCAATCAGCCCCTTGGTGGCGGTAAGAAGTTTTTCCTTCATCTCGGTGCCGGAAAGGCCAACCGATGCCGCTAAGGCTTGAAACGAATTATTAATCTGATTGATTTTTTCGGCTTCGGTCGTCCAATCAACCGCGGTTTTTACAGCAAGTCCCGCGGCCGCGACCACGCCCAAAATTTCACCGGCAGTTGTGAGCGTTTCAACAAGGCCCTTTAGCTGTTCGCCAGAGCCAAAGCTATCCATCAGCCCCAAAGACTCTTTGAGTTTGCTTACGAACTCTGAGTTGTCGAGGTCTAATATGACCTTGGTGATATCATCAGCCACGCGTTTCTAGCCTTTTCTTCACTGCCAATTGTTGCATCATGATTTGGGTCGCTTGCTCCCAAGGCACATGCCAACTCTGTTCTTCATGATTGTATTCAACTCGATCAGGAATTTCTTCGGGTGGTGAATAGAGATCACGCATTTTGACGAAGTAATTTCTCAGCTCTGAGAGATATCTTTCGTCACCGCGCGTGACCATTACGACTCGAGACATATCCAGCATGTAATCAGCCTTCTCCTTAAGGCGTCTCTCACGTGACGCTCTAAGTAAGGCAAACACAGTAACGGCAGGCGTTTCTAGCGTTTGTCTTGGCGTCCATCCGAATGTGGCGCAGCATTCTTCGACGACGACTGCCGCGCGTATTCGTATATTGGAATTCTCATTCGTTTTTTTTTTACATCACCCGTTTCGACCTGGCCTGTGATGGCATCAACGACTAGCTGATAGAGCGCCGCAATCTGGGCCTGACTCATTTCCATAATGTCATCAAGAGAGATTGAGTCACACACAGATGAAACAACCTTGTGATATCTTTTTGCCAACATCTCTGCCGTCAAAAGCGAATCGACTTCGGATGACTTGCTCAACTCCACTTGGGCGTTGGCGAATTTCATAAACTCGCCAAGCTCAATAGGCTTGATATAATGAATCTTTCCCTTAAACCGAAACGGAATTGGATCGGCGATAATCGCATCCAAATCCGCAACCGGCGCTACATCTGGCTGTTCTTTTGCTGATGCCTTTTTCTTAGGCCAAGAAATCCCTATCAAAGCGTATGGTCTCCTACACGGAACATGCGAGCCGGAGTCACTGAAGTATCAAGAAGAACTCTCCAAGTGATTTTCAACTGAGCTTGCTCGGTTGGCCCATGAGTATAAGACGAGTCTTCAAGTGGGAGGGCTTTATAGAAATACCAATCATGATCAAGCGCGCTTGCGTTTTCGACGAGCGGGTGAAGAATCAATGGGTTTGACAAAGCCAATTGGCGAAGCGCCGTTTGATCTTTGAAGTCCATGTATTGGTGTGGGCTTGTTCCACCCAAAAGAGCCGATGGAAAAACCAGACTCCATTTTGTTTTGTTTCGCGTTTCAGCGATTTCGGTTTCAACCGTTACGTCCATGCCACTGATTGCCATGTCTAAAACAGTTTTGCCGAATTGATCCGCCATCAAAGGCGTTTTCTCATATTTGAATTTTGCGACCACATTTTTAAGCGTGCCGCCTAAATCAGCATTGTTAAAATTTACGAGACATGGACCGATGTCCAAATCTGATGTCGTCACTACTGGACTACTTCCGCCTGTAGGCATTTACCCCTCCCTAACTCGTAGGATTTTCAAAATGTTTAACTTCTAATTCAAAAGCGATTTCCTTGCGGAAGTTCGCCATATTTTCTTGTTTCCTCGATTTGGTATAGATCTCGGAGAACCGAAACCTCACCACCCGCACCCATAGTTTCACATTCACATCAGGGGCGGTAATAGTACAATGATGGAGAATCGCAAATAATGCAGCTTGATATCGCTCACACATGATTGTGAGCGCCTCTTCGCCACGATCCTCGACCACAGCCGAGCAATAAAGGCGCATGGTCGCATTGACGAAGTTCGCTCCCGTTTGTTGTTCGGGGATTTCGCCAGAATCAACAACGAGGAAAATGGCTGGCAGCTGATAGGTATTGGCGCCATCGAAAATGAAATATGACTTTGGTGAGACGAGGTTTACTTTGACGTCATTACGATCAGAGCGAACATTCGCAAGCTCGGTTGCGATGTTCGCTTTAATTTGGTCCAGAATTAAACTTCTGGTGATTTCTGATAACTGCGGCGTCATGTGTTTCCACTCAAATATTGACTCAGCTGAGTCTTTAATTCTTCAATCGTCTCTGCGCTTAGTTTCGTGATCGATCTCATTTCGTCCACATACTTCGCGTAAGGCACTCGACTTCCGAACTCGAGCCGCTGGTTGCTCACCAGTTTGTAATGCTCGCCCGTGTCGTCCCCCGTCATTGAGTTCACCAATCTCGAGGTAGCGATCAGCATCTTTTGACCGGCCCCGGGGTAATCCCGAAACCGCCTCAACTTCTCTAATTTGTACTTTGCGTTTAACGGTTTCCATCCATCACCCTCACTTGATCCCTCGCTCATCCAACGCTGCCTTGTCTTTGCAATCAGCGCGGGGTAAGCGACTCGGTTTAACCACCCATCAACGAGATTCGCTCTTTGAATCATTCCGTTGAGTTTATTTGTTATCCCATCCATCGAAATGTCGAGTTTGATATTGTCGCTCATCGTTTGGGCGGCACATCTCGTACTCGACCGCGCACGACTCCAAATCTTGGAGCGAGCGCCTGGCCTTGACGGTCTTTATAAAAATCGTCCCGTAATTCGAACGCGAGATCCATCTTTTGCTTTGCGATGTCGGCATAAACTTTAACCGGGTCGAATCGCTTTTGATCTGGAGCATCGTAAAGCTGATAGGTCTCTGCCAAATTCTGTGCGAAACGAAGCGACAACTTTTGGAATGCCTGGCTTGCGGCGTATTCTTTTGCCGCAGGTCTTAGCCCTTCAGGGATTTGAGCGAAGGCATCTTGATATCCAGCCCATTCTGAAGCGGAAGTTAAAAATTGCGTAATTTCCGCATCATTAAACCACTGGACATAATATGTGGCGTCAATCGTTTGACCCTGCGTTGGTGCGGCGGCGAGCGTGAAGTTACCGCTCGGAAGATCTTCTGCCGAAACCGTAACCTTCGCGTTGTCGACGTAAACACCTTCCGGGATGTTTGGATCGGCCGGATTAACAAACGCCGTTACTCTTCGAAACTCAAAAGTCTTGAAGTTGAGGTTTGTACCATCGACTTGCCCAATAACTTTTTTCCGCCACATGAGTTTATCGTTTGGCCCGTCACTTAAAAGCGTTCGAATGTCAGTTACCGCTGAGTCCCAAGTCAAAGCTAGCTCTCCAAAATTTCTCTGGCTTCCGCTTCGCCCTTGCCTGCTTCGAGGTAGGTGTAACGAAGGCCCTGTTCGCGCATATAGTTTTTTTTCTTTTTGCAGCGCTCGAGTTCTTCATTTGAGCGAGGAAAATCCATGTAAAGTGGCTCGACCTTTGATTCGCCGACTTTTGCGTTCGGGTAATAAAGATCAACGTAGTGCATTTTCCAATCGACGAACAATTTAGGTGCACCTGGAACTGGATAATTTCTCATGTAGAAATCGCTCTCAGCCAAGACATCTGAAATCTTTGTATACTTTGTTTGTTTACGCAAAATAGGGCGAGATGCTTTTTTATCAGCCGCCTCTTTTGCAGTCTCTTGCCGGTCAGTGCCAGCATTCTTGATTACCGCCGCTTTTGCCATAACAGTTCTCCTTTTTCTCACTTCGTAGCTTAAATAAAAACTTTAAGCGACCAAGTGAAAAGCTGCGGGCAAATGTCTTAAACCCGCCGCCAGAAAAACTATTAGACGGAGCCGTCGGAACCTTTCCACGCAAAGCGTGGGTCGATTACGTCAGCGTTCATGCGGGTATTGCATTTGAAGCGATAGATATCGCGCTCAAAAGCCGCACCACTGTTCGGAGCTTCCTGCATAACAGATACAGGAGTACGAACCACAACTTGGAACCAAGGTTTAGTGTCATCAACAATGAACCAAGCTTTACTGAGTCCACCGATCACGCCGTTGTTGTCTGGCATCAAGCGGCTGATTGTGACGTCCAAGAGACCTTGGATCGGGTTGATTGCGAATGCGCCACCAGTCGAACCTGCAGCTGCAGCGCCCGATGGATAGTAAGCAGAGTTCATAAGAACAGCAGCGTCAAAACGGTAAATTGGAGAGATCAAAAGTCTCTTCGGATTTACCTGCATTTGAATGCCGAGCAAGTTCTTTTGAATCATCAACGATTCGATACCAGTTTGAATCGATGCCTGACTCAAAGCTGCGTAAGCGCTCGGACGGTTCGCGCCACCACCAACGAAAGCTTGTGACCATGGCCAGTTTGCTTCAGTTGAAGGTTTTGTTTCCGAAACCGGCGGGTTGAAACCAGCGTAAGTCATGTTGCTCACCGACTGAAGTTTTGCGTAAACAAGAACTTCTGTCAGGAGCTGCAAATACTCACCCATAGTGCCCGATTGCTGTTTGAATTGACCGGTTTGATCATCTTCAAGTAATTCGTCCTCAACCGAGTAGATCGAACCGTATTTGCGGGCAACGAGCTTTCCATCGTAACCAGCGGCACGAACTTCTGGATAAGGCATTTGAGCACCAACTTCACGCGGGAAGCTCAAACCTTGAAGGGCGGCGTATGGAGTTTCTTTCAAATTCGTCGGTGTAACAGTCGCCCATTCTTTATAAGAAACGGCGACAGTGTTGTACATGCCGATGATGTTTTGAAGAAGACCCGCAACCAAGAACGTTTGAAACGCTGATTCAGAATCAGCTTCGCGAAGTTGTTCGTTCAATTGTTGACGGAACTTACCCCAAGAAAAACCCTCTTTCATCACCGGAAACTTTTCAGTGTCGGTGATTGGATCGATACCGTAGCGAGCTTTTGCAGCTTCACGGAATGCTTTTGTCTCTTTGTTAGCGATCGCATGTTTTTCCATGCGTTTGTTGTTCTCGTGCAACAAAGTGTTTTGTGATGCCCGCGAACCTAAGTAGGCATCGAATTTCTTAAGGACTTCGTCCTTTTGTTTGTCTGTCATATTCATAAATTCGTCCCCCTTAGAATTTCAGCGTGTCTGCTGGATAACGAGCACCAATCTTACAAGAGACAGTTTTTGTACCGTCACCAGTGATTGAAGCACCTTCCGCGCCAGTGTAAACGCCAATAATTTTTGTTCCTGCCGCCTGCACGTTTGAATTGCCGGTTGCTGGATCAGCATAAACGGCATCGCCCGCATGCAATGTGTCGCCCGACTTCAAGACCAAACTAAATTCGTCTCCGAATTCTGGGCCAGGAAGCGACGGAGTTCCAACCGAAGCGTCTACGCTTGTGTTGTAACCAGACGGATACTTACCGTTCACGATAGTGACCGGAGCGATACCAAGAAAGTTTGCGCCATCAGTCTCACCGACGAGGCGTTTTACTAAGTGGTTTGTTGCATCCATCATCAACAAATCACCTTGGTTAAAAGAAGTAGTAGGAGCGACCAACAATTGGATGTCTGCGACAACCGTGTTGGTAGCAACCTTTCTAACTTTATTGTTATAACCTGACATATTCTCTCCCCTATTTATTCTTCAGCACAGCCCGAGAAATCGAGCGATTTTGAAGTTTTTGTTTTCGAACCGTCTTCAGAGAATGTCGACTTCTCGCTGATTGCGGTCCAATCAAGTTCGGTACGAGTGTTTTTCACACCTTCCACAAAAGCTTTCCACATATCGTCGAATTGCTTTTTAGATTTGATATCGCCGACTGACTCGCGGAAACGCTTCGTGATCGAAATCGAGAAACCAGACTTTTTAAGCTCAGACTCAACGTACTCGCTGACTTCTTGCTTTTTAGTCTTGTGTTCCAAAGCTGCTAAACGGCCTTGCGTTTCGAGCAACTGTTTTTTCAGTTTCTTTTCACGAGCTGATTCTTTGTGTCCTTCAGCTTGATCATCCGAACCATCATCATCATTTGCATCGGGTTTCTTTTTACCCTTGTCCGCGTCTTTGTCCTTTTTATCGGCATCAGCGTCGTCATTCATATCTTCGTCTGCTGACTCTTGGGCCTTTTGCTTTTGAGCCATGTGGTGCGCAAGCTTCACAGCTTCACCAGCATGCTTGAAAGCCTCTTCAGACTCTTTGCCCATTTCTTTGTGAGCTTCGTACGCTTCTTTTGCCAATGACTCCATAGCCTCTTTAGCATCCGAGTCCATGCCGTCATGATCGTCGCCAAGATATTGCTTGAGCATTTTTTTGATCAACGCGACATCTTGCTCTTCGTCGTCGTGATCGCCCGAAGTGTCTTCGTCGCCAGTGCCATCTTCGTCTTCTGAAGACTCATGCGACTCTTCACCCTCTTCAGATTCGTCCTCGTGATTCTCTTCGGCCTCTTTGCCCTTAGCGCCACACTCTTCTTCTTTTTGGCCCTCTTTTTTCTCTTCGGCCTCTTTCGACTCTTTACTTTCCTTCTTTTTTGACATCGGTTTTTTCTCCCTCGATGATAGTAAGAATTTTCCCACCCGCACCGGCTTTAGTTACCAAATCACAAGAAACTACTGATGTGATCCGACTTACCACCCGAACGGTTTCAATACCCTTGTCCATTGCCTCTTGAAGCTTTGGTTTCGCACCATCTGGTGCGCTCGCCATTACGGCCTCAATCGTTTGCTCTTCACTGTCCCCACCGGCGTTAATCGAAAGTCCAACAAACTCTTTATTGAACTTTTCCCGGTTTTGAACGGCTCTCACCATTTGTGCTCTTTGCAATTCTGTTTTTGGAACATTGAGAACGTCAAGAGATGCCGACAAAACTGTACGACCACCATCACCAGGTTCAGCCTCACAGTTTTCAAAATGGCCTAAGATATCGCGCGTTGTGCGCTCCGGCCGGTCTTCTTCTTCACTTTGTTTCGGGTGGTCACAAAAACACTTCTCGCCCTCAAAAAGGGCGGCCGCCGATTCGATGGCTTCTTTTGTGTAATAAAAGGCGTCACCAAAATTGCCCAAACCTTCTTCAATCAGCACAACGTCAAAGACTGATGGAACGCCCTGCTTTACGGCAGCGGCCTCTCTAAATGAATGGGTGGTGAATTGGATTGCGGTTTCTTTTTTCTTGCCCGTTGTGATGACTGGATTGGTGGAAGCGCTATCAGCCTGATGGGCCTTTGCGTGTTTTTTTTCTCCAGTTTTAGGCAATTCGATTTTAGCGGCCTTCGCGGCTTTAACGGGCTTTACGCCTTTGGCCTTTTCAAGATGGCGACCCAAGATTTTATCAGCCGCCGTTTTATGAGCCGGTTGCTTTTTATCAAGAGCGCTTGCGATCTTACCGGCCGCACCCCAAAACCAATACTTCGTTTTAAAACCGCCATCGATTGGATCGTTTACGGTTGCCGATGGCTTTGAGGCCTCGCGGAACTTAGGGTAGAAAATTGACAATAATGTCATATTTGCCCCCGCCTTTTGGATGAACTTGAATGTCCTTCTTTAAACGTGTGTCGCGCTTTTCAAGGTTGATGTCGGCTAAAGAATACCCGTGGTCCTTCAATGCCTTTTCAACCTCTTCTTCGCTCGCAAGCTGCACGCCATGGACTTTATAAATGATTTTTTGAAGGTCGCGTCTAAAGTTCTGTGGGCCCTCGGTGAGAGAAATCATCTGATCGTCTTCACGACCAAAAAACTTCTCTTTGGCCTTTTGGAATTGCTTAAAGGTTGGGACCCCGTAAGCAGCCGGGTTGGCCATCAAATCTTCAATCGTTGTTGCCGCGGTGATACGTTTCAAAGTCGCCCCAAGTTATCTTTGATGTTTTTCTTTTCACTAGAAGGAAGCCCGGAAGCCTTAACACCACTAGTCTGTCCAGATTGTGCAGGCGCCGTCAATGGGCTCGTTTGTCCAGGATTAAGAGTAATGCCCAATGCTTTGTCGTCGGCTTTGATTTGACCCATTTCTTTTGAGTAATCGAAGTCTTTGATATCGAACTCTTTCGCCGCAAGTTCGGCCGCGCGCGATGGTGAGATCCAGCCGCTTGTTTGTGCAACCTGAAGGTCTTTGAGTTTCGCGGAGCGGTCTTGCGTGATGAGCTCGGGAAAGATAATTTCGCAATCAGCTTCAATTCCAAACATTTTGGTCAAACGATTAAACATCGCGCGAAGCTGGCGATCGATTACAAGACGACGTCTCTCAAAGCGCTTTGCAACCGGCTCGGTCGATACAAGCGCCGAAGCCCTGGTCGAGCCACCGCTTAAATGCGTTCCAAGGTATGAAACCGGGATGCCGTTTGCCATACAGATCATGTTCAAGCACCAATCAAACGTTGGGCTCTCAGAACCACGACCAGCTTGGTTTGAAAGATAAGTTCTTGTTACCGCTTGAGTATGTACAAACTCAGATCCTGCTGGAGGAATTGGTCCAAGCGCCTGCTGTTCGTCGATATAGTTTTGAATGTCGTCGTCATTTCCTTGAATCGTGGTGTCGACACACCACGCGGCCGCCTTTTGCTGCGCCACAATAGAATAATTGACCGAGTCGCGAAGGCGTTTCATGTAGCCAAGCGCCGGAAAGTAATCAGATCGACCGCGCTTTTCGTTCGACATCGCATTCACTTTAAAATGCATCATCTGTTCGGCAGGGATCTGAGTGTAAATGAATTTGTTTGTCGGCTGGTTGTCGCGAGTCCACATCTGGTATTGCGTCGGCGCCATCCAGACATATGCGATTACGCCGCGAACCGGATCTTCTGGCACCGTGATTACTTCCGCAATGTTTGATGGATCAATCAGGCGCACGCGCGGTAAGATGGCTTTTGGGATTTTCTCGCCTGCCGCCGGGTTAAACGAAATGCGAGCATTATTGTGCGGAAGCCACCACCACATTACCTCGCCGTAAGCCGAGAGCTCATTGCTCATATGCTCAACTTGCACGTGAAGTTCATTGGCAGCTGAAAACGCATTCCAAAGTAGTTGGGCCTTTTCATTGTCGGTATGAAGCGTGAAGCCCCGACCGATCGTAAAGTCGCTCATGATGCCGACAAGACAGCGGGCCACCGGGTCATGGTGGTAAGCGTAAAAGCTTGTCGCGATCATTCGAAGATAGTCGCGGTAATAGAGTTGTTTATCGAACGGGCCACCCAAAATCGGTGTAAAATCCCGCCCGATAGCTCCGCCGGTCCCACCGCCATACCAATTGCCACTATCGCCATCAAAGCCGTCTTCAACGAAACGGTTTGCGGCTTCTCTCATTTTTTTCGTGTACGAGTTTTTCTTAGCTTGCTCGAGAAATTCGTTTCGATTCATTTTGATCAGGGCTTTGTGACCGTTGCCGTCATAGCCGATGATGCGGGCTTCAACTTGGGTTTCTTTGTTTTTATGAAGGTGGCGAACAAGTTCCGAGGTCGTATGAATTTCTAAAGGCTTTGATAAGTCTGCTTCAACGAAGTCCTCTTTGTATTCGTACTTCTTCTCGTCGAAAATCAGCCCGTTCTTTAAAACGTTGATTCGCGCGCTTTTTGATTTCTCAGCTTTGACATCATCGTCGTCGCTGATAAACTTATCACCGTTGATCATTCATCCCCCACCCAAACAGCTCAGATACTAACCGTTCATGAGCCAGTCATCAAACTCGCTTCCACCATCGTCCGGCTTTTCCGGGATATCTTCTGTAGCCGGTGCCACAGTGCATCTACAGTTAAAATGTAGCGGAGGCGTTAATCCGTCACCTTCGATACCACACTCATCGTCTTCGTCGGCGTGATCAGACATTTCCTGTTCGATTTCGGAAACTAAAAGGCCATCTCGCCAAAGACAACATGAATCGGTTTTGTCATCCACAACGGCAATCCATACAAAGTCAGTAATGCCGTTATCGTTTGCAGCTTCAATTTCTCCATCTCGGACTGATTGAACGAATTCATTCGTCATTTCCTGTTCGAATTCCCAAGCGTACCAGACTTCGCTGCCATCTCTCTGAATCGTCGGGTCCGAGATTGGCAGGTTCACCACATACTCGAGCTGACGATACTGCATGGTCGGATCGGACATATAGTCATCAAGCATGTCCTTCCAGGCCTTATCATCGACCAAATCGATTGCGAAATCTGCTTGATCTGAATCATCGCCAGTATCAGCTTCCATGAGCTTTGGTTTAAGAACCCTTCGCGGCTGTTTCACCACCCGCCGCTTTGGAAATGCTCGGCCCACATCGTACAAAAACTCTTCAACGTCTGCCGCGTGAAGCGACGAGAGTTGGGCAGCGTTTAGAATCTTTCGACGTAAGCGGTCCATGTAGAGTTCGAGACGGTGAAGAGCTGGACCACCGGCGAGGGCTTTACGCAAGACAACCTTTTGGATGTCTGCTTGATTAACTTTAGCTTCTATCCTTCGCTTCAACAACTGGGCTATGATCTCGGCCTGCGAGACTTTGGCCAGTACATACGAATTTACTTTAAGTTTCGTGAGGATTTGAAATAGCCGGGTGGCTGAATCGCGAAACACACTTTTAAGCTCGTGGTCGAAACTATCGATCGGCTTTTGCCCCCACGTGGCGTTTGCCTTCGCGTGGTGAAAGTAAGTGGATGCCAATAACAGAACATGACCGAACACTCGACGAAGTTCGTCGGCAGCTTCTAATTGCGCGCGGGTGTGGAATTGCTCAAGCGCCTTGTCGCGAGCTTTAATCCAATTCCGATACTTCGGAACATCGTCCATTCTATGAAGTTTTTTATTCGCCTTTGGCATGCGCAAGCCTCTTCTCAGTTATCTTGACACACTCTTCATTCAATTCAATAAAAAGCCCCGGTGGTTGGCCAGGGCTTTTTGGGCTACACAATTTTCTCGGAGTCTACACCTAAAACTAGAGTCTACGCATAATGACTCGAGGTTTGCCAACATTATTTATGCCCTTAATCGGCGTGATTCGGTGAATCGCATAGCCGATGCCGTCCGATTGGTGACCTAAATCTTTTTGCTTACCTGAGTCAATGATCGTATCCGCGCCGTTCTTCCAAACGACTCGCTGAAGGTCTTTGACTAAAAAAGGGCATTCCACGAAATCCACAAATAAATCCACATCGCCGAGAGCGTTTTTACACTTTGTGTTTACCGCATTCACCCGGTCCTTAATCGATGGATTGCTTTCTGGCGTATCGTCGCGAAAAGAAATATTCGCCTGTTTGAGTTTGATTTTTACGATGTCGTAGTCCGATTGATTGCTCGAGCGCTGAGTTGCCTTGCCAGTCGCATCGCCGCAGATAATGAGCGACGGGTTTGATTTATGTCCCATCGCTTCAAGTTGTTGAAGTCTTGAGACTAAAACTTCGGCCGCCTCCATGGTGTGCGATCCAGTTAAATGAATCTCTTTTAGCCAGTGCCATTGATCTTTTACGCTTTGGCCTAAATTCCAACACATTGGGCTTAAGTTGAAGTCAGCGCCCAATACGATTGGCAAGTATGGGCTGAATGGCTTTCCCGCCGCGAATGGCGAACCGTTGGCCTTATTATGATCACCGAAGCAGGGATAAACTCTGCCTGCTGTGAGGTCCCTAAACTCTGCCAAAATCTCTTGCGCGAACTCCGCCTCGGACATTGTGGCTTTGGCTGAAGCAATCTCTTCCTCACTCCACCACCAGGCTTCGGTCGATGGCGCATGGAACAGCGACCACTCTTTTGGATTAAGTTTCGCCTCTTGAGCGAGATCATAAAACCAGTCGTAACCGGCCGGTGTCGAAAAGAAGTCACACCAACCCTTACGCCTTGCGAGCATTGGTCTGATAACCTGAGTCCAAAGCTCTTTTGCATGTTG